GCTGCGAAGATCTGGCACGTATGCAGATCAAGTAGCCGGTTTATGGCTTGGCTGGCGTTATGGGGTTATGCCTTTAGTCTATGATATGCAAGGTGCATATGATGAATTTAACCGCCCTAAAGAGGAGGTAAATGACATCATTCATATCAAGACAAGTAAGAGATATAATGAATTCCATAAAATTCCTGCATTTATGGACATTCTCGTCTCGGGATCAAGTACTCTGCCTCCCAAGGCCGAAAGCTATCTCGAAGTGGATGTTACATATAGTGTTGTGTTAAATGTAGTGGTTGAAAAGCCGCGAAGTGCGACACAGCTAGGATTTGGAAACGGCCCACAGTTACTCTGGGAATTGACCCCTCTATCATTCGTGTTAGATTGGGGGATAAACTTAGGTGAATCACTGGGGGCGCTAGATGCAGGGACGGGAACGTCTTTCATATCTGGCACAATCTCTGAAAAGCGTTTGTTAGCGCGGCGGGTGTTAGGTGATACCATCGACTTCACAGTCAGTGGCGGAAACCAACATTCTCATATAATCTTCGACAATGCCGAGTCTTACGACAAGGTGTATGAACGTACGATACTTGAGAGCCTGCCGTTACCTCAATTCTATACCAGCAATGGTATGGATAAAAAGAGATGGCTTGATGCATTTGCCTTGTTAAAGGTCATCGTTTTAAAAACCAAGCTATGAAAATAGCGCAACTTATCGAAAGATATCTATGAACTTTACTCCTATTGTAGTAACAATTAGTGGAACCCCTGTCACTTTTGGCGCGGAAACACTAACTCCTCAAGAAACGACTCTACGTGATATCACGAGTGAGCAACCATACGGCGCATTGCAAAGTGCAAAGATTGGTTTCTCTACTCCGACACAAAACCGTCCGACTTCGTTCGTCTTATCTCGCGTGTATAAAACACCGATCGTAAACGCTCTTGGTCAAGTGACTGGCTCTGTCCGTACAGACGTTAAAACAACTATCCCTATTACTGCCGGTCCCACGGAACGAGCACGACACCAAGCTCTTGTAGCTGGTATCGAAGGGCATGCGAATGTAATTTCTCAGCAAACCGACCTGGTAAGCTGGTATTAACATGAAACATGAAATTGTTGTTTTCTACATCCTCTTCGCTATCACCTCATGGTGTTTGCTAACGATGTAAATCTTGGAGTTATGAAATGAAGACTTTATCGAAGGATAAATCTTGGGCTTTAGTGCGATCAGTCGCATTAAGCCTAGTCCCTCAGTTGCAAGCAAGTCCTGAAGTGACCAAACAGTGCCTCACAGCACTGCGCAATCACGATGGGCGAGCTATAGCTGAATTGGCCGTGAGGCCTGGTGACTATAGTTCCGCCCTCCATTACAGAAGAGACGCTCAATGCGTTGATCTGTTGCGCAAGTTTGCCGGTCTCCCTAGCGGGATCGACACGCGCGCAGTAGCCATTACTGGCTTTCTGAAGATGGAGGAAAAGTGCAGGGACGTTAACGACTCACTGCATCGCTCTTTGCTTGACCCGAGTACCTTAGATATAGAGCTCACAACCATCCTTTACAGGACGAGTAAACTTATCAAGGAAATACTTGGTCGGGCGCCACAACTGCAAAACTTGCGTTTTGCGTTTGGTCCGGGAGCGACATCGCAGTGCAGATCGCACGAACCGAAGTCTAATAAATATGCACAAAAAGTGCATTGTACAGCTCTTCTTGCTGAGCATTGGCTCGCCAGCTCTTCGCGACACGGTCCAATCATACCTCTTTCAATAAGATATGATATGAGCCCTATATTAAGGGGCTACGAAAAGATAGATACTGTACCAAAGACAGCAAAAACCGACCGCACTATCGGGGTACCCGTACACCTAAATGCATTCGTGCAGAGGGGTATTGGCCTCGCTATTCGCGACAAGCTGGATTCATACATCGGAATTAACCTTTCTGAAGTACCAGCGTATCACGCACTCCTAGCCGGAGTGGCTCACATTGATGGCCTTTCAACCATTGACTTGAGCTCAGCGTCTGATACGGTGAGTTTTGTGCTGATTAAGGAGCTTATGCCACCTGATTGGTTCGACTTATTATTGATGTCTCGTGTTGCTCACTATGAACTCGATTCGAAGATCCACCCATACGAGAAATTCTCTGCTATGGGCAATGGATATACTTTTGAACTCGAGACCCTCGTCTTTTACGCTTTAGCCGTGGTGGCTACTGCAATGGAAGGTGAGACCAATACGACTGCTGTGAAGCACCTCGTATCGGTATTTGGCGACGACATTATATGTCAACGTAGGTCTTCACAGACTGTAGTTGATGTACTTGAACGCGCCGGATTCATAGTGAATGCTGAAAAGACCTTTCTTGATGGAGCTTTCTTCGAAAGCTGTGGTTCGGATTTCTTTAACGGACACCCTGTTCGCAGTGTGTTCATAAAAGAGCTTAAGACCCCTCAGGACGTCATCGTGCTATACAACGCCGTGATTGCCTTGAGCCAGCGAGAGTGTGCCCTTGGGTATCGTGACAAGCGTTTTCGGAAAACAGCTGTTTTCTTAGAACATGTGCTAAGAACCTGGTTCGACCAGGACTTTTCACAGTGTCGCGTTCCTTCTGGGTACACGCATGGACTCGTATCCTCATTTGATGAAGCTAAACCTTCCTTAGTACCTAGTCGCGAGACGCGGGAACGGACCAAGAGTTTAAGCTTCGATGGACGAAATATCCGTCATTTGAGGCAAGGATGGCAGGGTTGGCAACTAAAATATTGCCAATTTGTCCCGTTCACTCATGATTCTTCTCAGAGCAAACTGGGTTTGGATCGGTGGCTCTTCGAAAGGAGCCACGTACCAATAGATCAGACCGCGAGGTCTGGTATAGAACTCTCTGGCTGTGAAGCTCGAGATCCTATGATCGTGTCAACGGAGTCAATCCGAAAACGCGGTCGGTACAGTGTCGGGCGAACGATTCACTCGCTAGAGTGGATTGGTCCCGGCCCTTGGGTGTAAACCCAGGGTTTTTGTT